GGAACCCGCACCGGCGCTTGGAAGCAGGCAGCCGAGTAACACTTGAGGTAGGCAATGGGTGGCGGCGGAAAAGGTGGTTCCACCACAGTAAACAAGACGGAGATCCCGCCGGAAGTTTTGGCGCGATACAATGCCGTCAACGCCCGGGCCGAGACCGTCGCCCAGCAGCCCTACCAGAAATACAGCAATGACCCGAACGCCTTTGTTGCGGGTCTCACGCCCACGCAGACGGCGGGCATCCAGAACACCAACGCGATGGCGGGCGCCGCGCAACCCTACTATGGGGCAGCTACAGAGCAGCTTATGCAGGCTCAACAAGGCGCGCAGCCTGCCATGAATGCCGCATATCAAAATCTTGATTATGCGCGTGGGCAGGGCCAACAATATCTGGGCGCAGCCACCCAAAATGTTGGGCAGGCACAGGGTCAGGGCCAGCAATATCTGGGCGCAGCGACTGCCGCTGGCCTTGCTGGCGCGCAGGGAATTAACCCGAATGCACTAGATGTCAACCAGTATATGAACCCCTACACACAGAATGTGGTGAACGCTACGCAGGCTGCAATGAACCAGCAGCAGGGCCAGCAGCTTTCGCAGCAGCAGGGTGAAGCCATCCGCGCGGGCGCTTTTGGCGGCCAACGTGCTGGGCTGCAAAGGGCGGCCTTGCAGGGGCAGCAGTCTCTTGCTCAGGCGCAGGCTATTTCGCCTCTCTACCAACAGAATTATCAGCAGGCACTTGCGGCGGCGCAGCAACAGCAGGGCGTGGGGCTGGGCGCGGCTCAGGCCAACCGTGCGGCAGTCCAGAATTATGCGCAGCAACTTGGAAACCTTGGCCAGCAAGGTTACCAGCAGGGCATGGGGGCTGCGCAGCAATATGGCGCCCTTGGCCAGCAAGGCTACCAGCAGGGCGTTGGCACGTCCCAGCAGCTTGGAAACCTTGCCCAACAGGGCTACAACATGGGTGCCGGAACGTCGGCTGCCCTCGCTCAACTCGGCACCAACGCCCAGCAGGCGGGCCTTGCTGGCGCGCAGGCGCAGTTGCAGGCTGGCCAGCAGCAGCAGCAGACTGAGCAGGCTGGCAAACAGGCCATGTACAACCAGTTCATGCAGGAGCAGGGCTACCCCTTCCAAGTGGCCCAGTTCCTTGCCAACATCGCCACCGGCACGGGCGCCCTGTCGGGCAACCAAAGCACGTCCACGACGACGGGCGGCGGCGGCTTCTTTTCCGACAAGCGCCTCAAGGAAAACGTCCAGAAGGTTGGCGAGACCAACGACGGCCAGCCCATCTACCGCTACAACTACAAGGGCGACAAGCGCACCCAGATCGGCCTCTTGGCGCAGGACGTTGAGAAGGAACACCCCGAGGCGGTGGGCCTCGCTGGCGGCTACAAGACGGTGGACTACAAGAAGGCCACTGACCGCTCCGTCCGCAAGGCTGACGGTGGCGGCATGACCGACGCCTACTCAATGGACGCTCCCAGCCAGATGCTTGGCAGGCCGTCTGGTTTGGGCGCCTTGCAGTTGCCTCAGATGAGGACCGAGGGCATCGCCGTCCGCTCCATGACTCCGGCGTCTGAGATCGAAGCTTTGCGCGCCCCGAAGTCTACGGGCTTCTCGCCCGGCACGATGGAGGCCGCGCGGGCCGAGAGGTCGTCGCTTGCAAGCGCCCCCAACAACGGCATCGGCTCCGGCCCGGCATATGTCGCCGACCGCATGACCGAGTTGGACAAGTTCCTCGCTGCCAACGCCTCGCAGGGCGGCCTTGTCGGCCCGCAGGGTGGCAACTTTGCCCGTGGTGGTTTTGCTTTTGGCGGTGGTAGCGGCCCCTACGGCGTCCAGTTGGACCCCATGCAGCAGCGCCAGATGATGCAGGGCATGCAGGCTGCTGCCCCGCAGCAGCGCAATGGGCTGGCGGAGGCCAAGCAGATTGGTGACCTCGCCGTGATGGGCTATTCCGGGTATAAGAACCGGCCCGACTTCCTGCGCAGCGCGGCGGACGTGGAGGCGCGCAAACAGACCGAGGCCGCTTCAAAAGTAGCTGAATTGCAAAAATTGGCGTGGGCCAAGGAAAACGGCATAGACGTTGACGCCCTCCTCGCCAGAGCCAGTGGCGGCGCGATTGGCGACCGTGAGGCGTATCGCGGGCAGGGCTACGTCAACGCGGGGTCGAATCCGTATGGTGGCGGTGGCGGGTATCTGGACGACACGCTCCAGACCCAGCAGGAAACCCCCCGCCCGTCCCTTGACGTGAAGGGAGCCCCCAAGCCCCCGCCCGCCAAGAGTGGCCTCGGCGAGCTTGTGCAGGCGGGATCTGCCGCGCAGAGCGCCTACAAGGGCGGTGAGAAGTTGTTGCAGGGCGGCAAGTGGGCCGCCAACAAGCTGGGCCTTGGCGCCCCCACCGCCATGAGCGCGACCAGCACAGGCGCCAGCGCAATGCCGGGGGTCATCGACCTCACGTCCGGGGCTGGCCTTGCTGGCGCTGCGCCGGAGGCTGCTGCCGCCGCTGTTCCAGAAGCCCTCGCAGGCGCCGCTGCTGTGCCGGAGGCGCTTGCGGGTAGTGCCGCTGCGGCGGAAGGACTTGCTGGCGCCACAGCCGCTGCGGAGGGTGCTGGCCTGCTCGGCAGCCTCGGCACGGGCGCCGCCGCAGTTGGCACTGGCATCATGGAGGCCCTTCCCTTCCTCGCCTTCCTGTCCGACGAGCGCGCCAAGCACGACATCAAGAAGGTTGGCGAACTTTATGACGGGCAGCCCGTCTACCGCTACGCCTACAACGGGGACGACCGGACGCAGATCGGCCTCCTCGCCCAGAAGGTTGAGAAGGATCACCCCGAGGCCGTTGGCCTTGCGGGCGGCATGAAGACCGTGGACTACAAGAAGGCCACGGATGACGCCGCCAAGCGCCGTCATTTTGATGGGACAGATGGCAGCTTCGTTGACCCTGAAACGGTTCCCGCCGACGGTGGCGGCGACGGGGAAAGCACTCGCGGCGACCGCATCACCGTTGTCCCGAAGTCGATGCCTGAGCCCGCTCGCCCTCCCGCCCCCGTAGACGCGGCCATCAGCAGGGCAAGGGAGGCGCAGGCCGCCCCGTCCAAGCCCTTCTTCCCCGAGATCACGTCCAAGGGCGTAAAGGACACCCTGTCGTCCGAGAACTTCTGGGTTCCGGCGCTGGCGGGCCTCGGCTCGATGCTGGCCTCGCCCAACAAGACGCTGGCGGGCGCCATCGGCTCCGGTCTGGTGGGCGGCACCGGCGCCTACACAGGAATGCAGAAGCAGACCGCTGACATAGCCAAGCAGCGCATTGACGCATTGAAAAGCCGGTTCGTCGGGCCTACGCTGATCAATGGTCAAATGATGTACCGCGACACTTGGAATGGCGACAATATTTCGCAGCAAGAATATAGCGCGCGCGTTTCTCAACATATTACCGGGAAGACGCCCGGGGCGGCATCTCCCGCCGCCGTTGCAACCGCCCGGGAAGTCGTTGCGGAAGGCTCGCCCGAAGTCGCGCGCCCCGCAGCAACTGGTGCAGCACGCGCAACAGCCAAGCCTGAGCCGGGGGCGACTGCCGCTGCGGGCGCCACTCCTGCGGCTGGCTCAACGCCGCCAGCAGCCGCACCATCTTCTGCGCCCACTGCCACGACGGGAACAGTTTCTGCGCCGGGCGCCAATCTTATCCAGATGGATCAGGCCATGTTGGATAATGAGGATCTGTGGAAGGCACTGCCTCCTCCCATGCGCCCCAAGGCGCTCCTTAATGACGCAGCAGCAATGGATGAAAAGATCCGCCGGTTGGAAGCTAATCGCGCCACCATTGAGCAAACGGTTGGCGAAACCGATCAGAGCAAAGCTATCACGTCTGAGATCGCCAGCCTGCGCACAGACCGCGAGGCCAAGATTGCTCGCGCACAGCAACAGATGACTCGTGCCACCAAGCTGCAAGAAGAGGCTGCGTCGGCTGAAATCAAGCGCAAGTCGGAAGTTCAGCAAGAAACTGACATCATTGAGCTTTTGCCGAGGAAGCAGCAGCTAGAACTGCAAGGCGAGCTTGGCAGGCGGGGCGCAATTGACCCGGTCGATCTTAAGCAGAAGCAGGCCGAGGCGGATATCGCGCGTGACCGCGAAATCAGGACTGCCCGTGAAAAGCTTCCGATTGAGGAGGAGAAAGTTGCCTTTGACGCCAACGTCAAGCGTCAGAACGATGCCTTGCAGGCGGCTGCCAAAGAGGCCAAGGACGCGCAAGTTGCCAAGGGTCAGGCTGTGGCTGCTCTCAGCGTCATGTTCGACAAGAATGGCAAGCCTATGATCAGCACCGGCCCGCTTGGGCCGAAAATCGCCGGTGTCGCGGCCTACATGTCGCAGCTTGGGTTTAGCGACGGGTTCATCAAGGACTTCACAAGCACAAGCCCAAGCAATGCTCAGGCGTTGGCCAAGCTCCAGACGGCTATGGCGGCAGAAATTGCGCGGCTTGAATTTGCCGGGGCTCCCGTCCGCCAGACCGAGTTCTTGCAGTTCTTGGAAACTACCCCCAGCGCCACCTTGCTGCCTGAAGCCTTCAAGTGGATCGTCGAAAACACCATCCTTCCAAAGGCGAACTCCAGCATCAATGCCTACAAGAAGGTCAAAGACTTCACGCCGGGCATTGGCGAAGGCAAGAACATTCAAGGCCAGCTCTTCGACTACTATGAAGAGAACCCGTGGTTCAAGGTTGGGGAAACCCGCCTTGGCGAAGAGCCTGCGGTGCGCACGTCAAACCGGCCGCCTGTTCCTCAACTTTCAGATGATCAAAAGGCTGCGCTGGCAGAAGAAATTCGCGCGCGGCGCGCAGCGAAAGGAACTCGATAATGGCCGAGAATCCAACTCGCTCGCTCGACTTTTCTAAAATGTCAGATGCGGAGCTTAGTCTGTACTATGACCAGCTCCCTATCGAGTCCAGACCTGTTGATTTCTCCGCGATGTCAGACGCGGAGCTGGAGCGTTACGCTAATGCCCAGAAGCCGCTTGGCAACAAGCCGGGCGATACAATGATGAGTGGAGCCCTCAAGGGTGCCGCTACCTCCGGCATCCTTGGCCTTGCAGACATTACGCCGCCCGCCATAATTGGCGGCCTTGGGCAGGCATACGATGTCATCACGGAAGCCCCCACTCGGCTGGCTGCGCATCTCATTGGCAAGATGGGGGGGCTGCCGAAGGGTAAGACCGGGGCAGACTTCATCAAGGAAGCCGAGAAGCTTGGAGAGCAATTCAAGAGCCCCGCAGAGCGCAAGGGTTATGTGAACCCCATCTTCGGCATCCCCTTCGCCACAGGCGAGGGTGTCGCGTCTCCGATCCTTGAGCGCACCGGCAAATACGAACCCGAAGACGCATACGGTCAAGCCGCCATGACAGGCGCCCGCACCGTTGCAGGCGCCGCTGGGCCGGGCGCTCTTTTTCGTGGGATGAAGGTGGCCTCGCAAGGGGCAGCACCCACCAAGGTTGCTGCCCAAGCCGCCAAGGGCGCTATATCCACAGCCCCTATGGCATTTGGCACAGGCGTCTTGTCTGATGTCGCCACACAGTTCACGGGCGAGCCTATTGCTGGCTTAATGGCGGGCGCCGCGCCCATGCTGGCGCCAAAATTCACGCAACCCATCAAGGATTACCTTGCCCCCGTAAAGGCGAAGGCAGGGTCTGCGGAGGCCCAGCGTCAAGCCGACATTGCCCTTACAGAACTCGCGGAAAATCCCGAGAAGGCGATTGCCGACGAACGCTTTCAGCCAAATTATGTCCCCGGCTCTCGCGAAACTATGGGAGAAAGGACGCTCGACCGTGGGCTTCTTCAAGGGCAGAAAGCTTTTGAAGACACGTCGCCTCAATTTGCTCGTGATCTTGAGCGCCAGCGTGGCGAAACCAATGTTGCTCGTCGGGAAATGTTGGGGGAGATGGCGCCGGAAAACGCCAACCAGATGGCGCCGACCCAATACTTCAACAATCGCGCTGCTCAAATTGAGGCCCAACATCAGGCCAATGTCCGCAATCTGACGGAGCAAGCACAGCGGGAGTCGGAGGCCGTTCCCACGGGGATTGCGCCCGAGGAAGCTGGCAGGGTACTGCGTGAAAGGATCGTTGACGCCGAAAGCGCGGCTGACGCCGCCACCAGCGCCATCTACACGCCTCTGGCCAGAGAGGGGCTGACCGTCGTCGGCGGCCCCGTCCGTGACGCAGCGGCGGCCATTGTTGGCGAAGTCGAAGGCACTCGCTTGGCGAAAAAATTGTCGGGCGAAGAAAAAAGCATTTTTGATGCTGCGGCTGGCATCAATGATGTCGAAAATTTTTCGGAGCTTCATGCACTTGAGAAGAGGATCACCAATGAGGTGGCCCGCAACAAGAAGTCCCCCGAGGGTGACCCGAACACCATTCGGCGCCTGACGCAACTCAAGACATCCATCCGCGACGTATTCAATAACGCTGCGGAGCGTCAGGCTGCATATGAGCAATCCCTTGTTGAGAGGGGAGGCATGCGCCCGGAAGAAACGATGATGTCCCGCTTGCAGCGCGAGGCTGATGTCTTCATGGCGCAGAGGCGTGGCGAGGCCCTGCCCGAAGCGCCTTCGGCTGAACTTCCCAACATGACGGCGGAGCAGGCGGCGCAACTTGCTGCTGGCAAGGCCGCGCATGCGCAGCAAATGCAGACCTATGGTCAAGGACCCGTGGGCCAGATCTTGGCTACCCTTGGTTATGCCGAACAATACAAGGTGCCCGCGTCTGGCATCCCAAAGATCGCCTTCTCCGCTGGGGATAAGGGCTACACCAACGCGCAGGCCTTCCTCACCGCAGCCCGCAATGACCCTGCCGCCGTTGCCGCCTTGCAGGACATGGCAATGATGCGCCTGCGCGAGCGCATGAGGCAAGATCAAACCCTGACACCCGAAGCCCTTAATGCTTGGAGAAATCAGCATGCAAACGCCCTGCGCGCCATTGACGAGGTAACGCCGGGCTTTTCTTCGCGCTTTGATAACGCGGCGGCGGCAACGGCAGCTTTGGAAGAAGCCCGCACTTCCGGCCAGCGCATAGTTGATCAGGCAAGGCAGGGGCCTGCTGCGAAATTCCTCAACGTGACTGATGCGGAAGAGGTCGCCCCTAGGGTGGGCTCAATGCTCAAGAAAGGCCCGACTGAAATTAATCAGGTCTTGGATGCCGCTGGCCGAGACCCGCAAGTCGTGAATGGCATGCGGGCCGCTGGCGTTGATTATATGATGCGCGAGCTTTCAAATGCTGGGATGGCTGGCGGCGAGAACGTCTTGTCCGGGGCCAAACTGTCTAAGTTCTTGGACGGGCACGCCTCGTCTATGGAAGCCCTTTATGGCAGGGAAGGCATGAAGACCATGCGCCTGCTTGCCGCCGATCTGGACCGCATGCAGGAAGCTGCTTCCATGCAGAAGGTTTCCGGGTCAGACACGGCGCGCAATCTCAACTTTGCTGAACGCATCAAGCTCGCCGTAAAGAACAAAGCGCCTCTCGCAGATCTCGCGATCTGGTATGAATTTATGAGCGGCGTCATTTCCGGCGACGTGTTCAAGGCTGGCGCGTCTGCCGCGACGGCAGGAACGAAGGCGCTGTTCGAAGCCGCCCGCGCGCGCGGCATCGGCAACATCAACGACTTGATCCATGAGGGTCTGCTTGATCCCACGGTTGGCCGGGCCATGCTTCAGCGCGGCATTGACGCCAAAGGGCAGATCAAGGCGCAGGCCGTGCGCGATCTGGCGAAGGCACTCGCCGTCAGGGGGCAGGCCACGACTGCCACTGTCGCGGGCCAGCGCCAGCAGGAGGAACGCCTTGGCCGCGCCACTGGCGGGGCGGTCAATCTCATGGCATTATCCAAGGCGGCTAAGAAGCACGTCACGCAGTCAACGGAAGGCCTCCTGAACGAGAGTGACGATACGGTCACCCGCGCTTTGGAAGTCGCCAACAAGCACATCTGAGGGCAGCGAATGGCATCTTCATTTACTACCAACAAGAGGCTGGAGTTGCCCGCAAACGGCGACTACGTTGACACTTGGAATGTGCCAGTCAACGGCGACATGAATGTCATCGACCAAGCTTTTGGTGGCGTCACCGGCCTTAATGCCACGTCAGGCAGCGCGACGTTGACAGCGGCACAATATCGGTCACTGATCCTTTCGATTACTGGAGCAATTGCCGCTGACGTTACATACACCATTCCCACTGGTGTGGGTGGTCAATGGGTAGTGAACAACGCGACGACGACCAGCAATGCTTCACGGGTGATTATCGCTTCTGGCGGCGGTGGGGCCAATCAAGTTGCCCCGCGTGGAGCGCAAGTTGTCCTTGCCTCCAACGGCACGGACATTTGGCTGGCAGACGGCACTACGGTCCCTACGGGCGGCGGTACGGACGCAATTTTTTACAATAATGGGCAGACGGTAACGGTAAATTACACTATTCCAACAGCCAACAATTCTGGTACATTTGGCCCCATAAGCATCAACTCCGGCGTGACCGTGACGGTGCCCACTGGCTCAACTTGGACGGTGATCTAATGCCTGTAGCAATCAAAGGTTCCGGCGGCGGGTCTGTCACGCTTACTGCGGGCGCGGCTGCTACTGACACAACGCTGACGCTGCCTAATACCACCGGGACGATCCTGACGACTGTCGCCGGAACCCTCCCCGTCGCGCAGGGCGGCACTGGCCTGACGACGCTGACGGCTGCAAATTACGCCCTCTACTCCACATCCTCGTCCGCAATGACTGCGGGGACGCTTCCGGTGGCTGCGGGTGGCACTGGCCTGACGACGCTGACCGCCGCCAACAACGCGCTTTACTCAACATCTAGCTCGGCTGTCACTGCGGGGACGCTTCCGGTGGCTGCG